AGAATGCCGTTGCGTACATGAAGTCCAAGGGCTATGCGATCACCTGGAACTGGCAGGAAATGCTCGACCAGGACCATGACCAGGCGTTCACCGTAGCCAAGGCCATGAACCTTGATCTGCTGTCCGATATACGTGGCGCGCTGGAAACTGCGTTGCAGGATGGCCAAACCCTCACCCAGTTCATCAAGGCCTTGCAGCCCACGCTGGAATCGCAGGGTTGGTGGGGTAAACAGGTGATCGTCGACAGCAACGGTGGGGCTGAGATGGTGCAGCTGGGCAGCCCGCGACGTTTGAAGACGATCTACCAGACCAACCTGCAAAGCGCCTACATGGCCGGTCGCAAGGCCAGCATGGAGGAAACCACCGATACCCATCCGTACTGGATGTACATCGCCATCCTGGACGGCAAGACTCGGCCGAGTCACCGGGCGCTGCACGGCCAGGTGTTTCGTCATGATGACCCGATCTGGGCGGCCATCTTCCCGCCCAATGGTTTCAACTGTCGCTGCCGTGTTGTAGCCCTGAGCGAAGCTGCAGTGAAGCGCCGGGGTTTGAAGGTTGTGTCGAGCGAGGGGCGTATGTTCACCGAGACCGTAGAGACTGGCATCGACAAGCGTACCGGCGAGATCAGAACCGCTCCCGTGACAGGCATCCGTACAACCGACGCCGCAGGCAAAGGCACAACGTTCCGCACCGATCCTGGGTTCAACCACGCGCCAGGTACTGGCCTTGCCGACATGCTTAAACGCAAACGGGCAGCCGCTTAGGAGCTTTGATATGTTCACCATCGAACTGGATCACCAGCGCCTGCTGGACGTGCTACGCAAAGTCGAATGGGCAGTCGGTGATCTCGCGCCGTTAATGCGTTCGGTCGCTGCCGAGCTGGGCAGCATCACCGAGGAGAATCTGGAGGAGCAAGGCCGGCCAGACTGGCAGGATCTATCTGATGTGCGTATTGGCCAGCGGGAAAAAGATGGGACGTGGCCAGGTCAAATGCTGCAGGTCAGTTCGGCAGGCCTCGCGGCGTCGATCACCACCCATGCAACCGATAGCTCTGCCCTGGTCGGCAGTAACAAGCCGTATGCAGCTATGATGCACTTCGGTGGAACCAAGGCCGAGTTCCCTCACTTGTGGGGCGATATTCCTGCGCGACCCTACCTGCCGATGGACGCTGAAGGTGCGCTTCAGCCTGAGGCAGAGGAAGCGATCCTTGATCTTGCGCTGATGCACCTGGAAAAGGCCGCCCGTCTGTAAGCCCGCTGGACGCGTTTAGGGGCGTTCAGCGCCCCGGTTCATCACGCAGCAACCCCGAAACCTGCTGTGCATGCTTTATAAATCCTCGTTGCCGCACTGCACGCCTATCGAACGGCTGCATATTTCAGACGCTCCGTCATTTCCTCTCGCGACAACTCTTTAAACCCGATTAAAAGTCTCGGGCCGGTCTTTGGATCAGGCTGTGTGCTTACTCCACCAAGCGCACGCCAACAGCCATGAAGCCACTCCATATTTTCAAGTCGGGTAAGCACATCGCCATGAGCGGTGACAGCTTCAACTTCAGCGAAAGTGATTTGGCCGCCACCGTGCGCGCCTACTCGCCTGCTGTGCATGAGGCGCCGCTGGTGATCGGCCATCCCAAACACGACGCACCTGCAGCGGGCTGGGTGAAGTCTCTGCAGGCGACAGCCGAGGGGCTCATTGCCGAACCGCAGCAGGTCGATCCGGCATTTGCCGAACTGGTTGCCAATAAGCGCTTCAAGAAAATCTCCGCTTCGTTCTATCACCCCGACTCGCCGAGCAATCCGGTGCCAGGCGTGTACTACCTGCGCCACGTCGGCTTCCTCGGGGCTCAGCCTCCCGCCATCAAGGGCTTGCGCCCCATTGACCTGGCCGACACCGACGAAGGCGTTATCGAGTTCGGTGACTACGGGCACGAAGTCAGTTCCGGCCTGTGGCGCAAGTTTCGCGAATTCCTGATCGGCCAGTTCGGCGCCGAGACCGCCGACAAGGTGGTTCCGTCCTGGGAGATCGACAGCCTTGCCGAAATCGCTCGTCGCCCCGAGCTGGAAACCGGCCCGTCCTATGCAGAACCCAAACCCACCACCGAGGTAAATCCCGTGACCGAGGAAGAACAGGCCCAATTGAAGGCGGAAAACGAGCGTCTTCAAGCCCAAATCAACCGACGCGACAAAGCCGACAAAGCGGCGACCGAGGCAGCAATCCACGCCAGTAACACTGTGTTCGCCGAGCATCTGGTGGCCAGCGGCATGAAGCCGGTCCACGTCGCTGCCGTTGTGGCTGCGCTGAACTTCGCCGAGACAGGCGACAAGGGTGACAAGCCCCTGGAATTCGGCGAAGCCGATGATCGTCAGCCGCTCACTGAAGGCCTCAAGGCCGTTTTTCAGGAACTGACCGGCGCTGTCAGCTTCGGCGAACAGGCCTCCAAAGAGCGTGCTGGTAAGGCCCAGGACAAGACCATCAATCCGCTTGTGGCTGACGCCGAAGCCCGTTCGAAATGATAGGAGGCTCCATGCCTACTTACACCAAGCCCAAAACCTTGGGCGATTTGCTCCTGGTCGAAGTCGCTCCGGGTTGGACCAAGGAAAAAGGCCTGCTCCTGGCGGGCACCGATTACCCGCTGGGCACGGTTCTGGCCAAGGTGAGCGGCAAATACCAGGCGCTCGATCCGGCAGGTACCGGTGCCGTCAAAAAGGCTGCCGCTGTCCTGGCCGTCAACGTAGATGCCAGTGCGGGCGATGCGCCGGGTGTTGTCATCGCTCGTGGCGCGGTCGTCGAGTCGACGGAATTGCTCTGGCCGGCAGGCGCTACCGACCCCCAAAAAGCCACCGCCCTGGACGAACTTAACGCCCTGGGCATCGTCGCTCGTGCGGCGCTCTGATAGGAGCTGTACATGAATCTTCAAAACCTCTTCACTGTTGCCAGCCTCAGTGCATCCATCAATAAGTTGCCCGTGATTCCGAGCAAGGTCGGCGCCATGGGCATCTTCGAAGAGAAAGGTGTCACTACCACGTCGGTGGTCATCGACGAATACGAAGGTCGCCTGGTGTTGGTGCCGAACGCTTCACGCGACGCCGATCCAGCCCCCGTGAAAAGCGGTAAGCGTGCCCGCCGTACCTTCGAAACGTTGCACTTGCCGCTGTCCCGACCACTGCTTCCGAGCCAGCTGCAGGGCATCGCGTCCTTTGGTCAGGAGGCGGCTACCGTCCCGCAGGCCACGGTGATCAACGATCACCTGCAGGAGCTGAAGAACAGCATCGAATCCACCCGTGAGTTTCAGCGCGTCGGCGCTCTGCGCGGCAAGCTGCTCGATGCGGATGGTTCCATCATTGTCGATTTGTTCGATGAGTTCGATGTTGCACAGAAGAAGGTAACGGTAGCCCTGGGCACTGCAGCGACGAACGTGCGCAAGGCTTGCCTCGATGCCAAGCGTCATGCTGAGTCCAAGCTCGGCGGTGTCATGGTCACCGGCTTCCGATCGCTGTGTGGCCCTGCCTGGTTCGATGCGTTCACTGAACACGAGAAGGTCAAAGCCGCATTCGCCAATTACCAGGAAGCTCAGGACCGTATCGGTGGTGACCTGCGCAATGGGTTCACCTTCGGCGGCATCGAGTTCATCGAGTACGACGTAACGGTCAGTGGTCAGCGCTACATCCCGGAAAACGTCGCCCAGGTGTTCCCGGTGGGCAAAGGCGTCTTCAAGATGTTCAACGCCCCGGCCAACTACAACGAGACGGTCAATACCGTCGGCCTGCCGTTCTATAGCAAAGGCGAAGAACGCAAGATGGGCAAAGGCTGGGACGTCGAGGCTCAGGCCAACCCGTTGGCTATGTGCTTGTTCCCTGAAGCCCTCGTCGAACTGTCGTTCTAAGCCATGCGCTACTGCAGCCGCGCCGATATCGGCAATGCCATTCCTGAGCTGACGCTGATTCAGCTCTCCAACGATGACCCCTCGGCCATGCAGCCGAACGAGTCTGTGATCGAGGACGGCGTGCGCCAGGCCGAGGAGCTGGTCGACGGTTATCTGCGCGGGCGCTACACCTTGCCGCTCGACCCGGTGCCCACGGTGCTGCGCGATGCCGTGGTCTACCTGGCACGGCACTGGTTGTATCAGCGTCGGCCCGAAGGTTCGTTACCGGATCCGGTCAAGGACAGCCGCAAAGACACCATCAAGCTACTGGAAAGTATCCGTGATGGTGTCGTCACCCTGGGCATGCCTTCCGGTCAAGCAACACCGGAGCCCGGTGAGATCCGCGTCCGCTCACGTCGCCAGCAGTTTGGTGACGATCTCTGGAAGGGGTACTGATGAGCCAGCTGCTGATTCAACCCAAGACCCAGACCGAGCAACTGATGGCCGCCGTCATCGACCGATTGAAAGCGCACTTCGACCTGGAGCTGATGATCGAGTTATTTCCCGAGGACTCGGCTCGGTACCGGCTGAATCACCCTCGGGGCGCCATTCTGGTGGCCTTCGGCAAGTCGTCGTTCGATGACTCCGAATCCATGGATGCCATGTTCCAGGCCCGCAAGATCGTGTTGCGTCTGACCTTTGTGTTTCGCCAGCTGAATGGCAAGGACGGGGTAATCAGTTATCTCGACCGTGCCCGAGGTGCGCTTACTGGATGGAAGGCGCCGCACTGCGATGTGGCCTGTCGCCCACTCGCCGAAGCGTTCATCGGCCAGACGCAGGGAATCTGGCAATACGCCCTCGACATTTCCACCCGTGCAACCCAGTTGCAAATCATGGAGCCCGAAACCGGGCCTCGACTTACTCAGATCCGCTTCGAGGAAGACCAGTGAAACTGACCCGCTATCTATACAAAGGTCCGCAGAGCGC